GCAATTGGCAGTACAGCAGCTAGACCTTGTGTAGCAACAATACCTTCGCCTGGAATTAAAGTATAAAAAGCAGTTCCAGAAGAAGAATCTAATTCCATAAGAATATTAGAATACACTGTTGCATTACCATCAGTAGTTAATGATGCTGTAGCTATAGTAAATGTATTTGCCGTTGCGTTTGCCACGGTATAAGCATCGTCTTGTGCTGTACCGCTGGTAAAGTTAATAGCAACTCTAGAACCGTTTGACAAGCCATGATTAGCACTTGTTACTGTGCAAGTTGTTGTGCCTGGAATATCATACGTTCCAGTCAAAGACCCAGCAGTATCAACAAAGCATGAGTTATAAGTTATAGATGCAACAGGGGATAAAACCACGCCTTTTAAACGTGTTCGCCCGTCATAAATAAGTCCTGAACTACTTGTGTGATACGACAGTACATCGGTTTGCATACCCATAATTAATCTCCTAAAGATTTAAGTGGGGGACGAATCCCCCTAGATTAATTAAACGATTTCTTCGCCGTAAACACCATCGACTACAAAGTACTGGATGATGCCTGTAACTGCACCAGCGTTTGCACCACCAGCAGCGGTAGTAACAACAACTAAGTTAGTTGCATTAGCTACCAAACCAATAGAAGCACCAGAAGTTGCAGTAGCAGCGTTAAATACTGTACGAGCAGCAACGTTACCAGCAGCAATAAAACCTTGTGGTACGTTTGTGCCAAGAGTAGTAGTTTGACCAGGACCTACACCAATTAAAGGTGTGAAGCCCATGTTAGCTGCAGAGTTTCCACCAACAGCATTAGTAATGATAACGTCTGTTACCACTGCATTAGCAGGAAGAATTAACGCTGGAGCGCCAGAAACTGAAGAAACCACTACGTTGCCAGCAGCGGCTACGTTAGCGATATAGAAAGGGGCAGCCATTTGCATAGTGCCAGCGAAAGCGGTGCGAGTAGAATCGCCACCTGTTGAACGCCAAATTGACGAGGTAGTAGCTAATGCCATAATAAATTGTCCTTACATACAAAGATCAAGCCTGTTAATGGTGTATGCCTCTGCCGGGACAGTTTAACAAGCCGGTTTTCCCGGTTTCTTGAATATTACTACATTTACAGGGAAGTGCAAGCTTTATAAAGAAAAACCCCACCGGGTAGGGTGGGGCTTTCTTGTAGCTGGGGGGCTTTGATTAAGCGCCAGCAGAGCCAAACATTCCGAGTGGATCAGACCAACCGAAAGAATAACGCTCACGAGACTTGTAACGAACGTTACCAGTATCGAAGTCGCCGTCCATGCTGTTGCTCAAAGGAGTACGAATGAAATGCTTCATACCGTTTGGAACATCAGTAGTCAGGAACCAAGCATTGGTGTCGGTCAAGAAGTGGTTAACAGTGTAACCTTCAGAGACAGAACCGTTGTTCTTGATAGCGTTGATATCGTTGTCGTTTGTACCAACACGCAATTCAGTTTCGAGCAAACGAGTTGACACGAACTGTAATGCAGGAGGAACAACCAACTTCTTAGGCTTAGCAGCGATCAATAGACCACGCTCATCAGTCCAAGCAGCGATTTGAATTACAGCGGCTTCCAAAGAAGTCTCATTCAAGTCAGCAGGAGTAGATGGAACGTTGCTGTTTGTACCGCCAGATACCAATGGGTGTGAGGCGCTGAAGAGTGGAACGCCATCGCCACCGTTGTAACCGGTAGTGAAGCCGTTGTTCAATACAGCAGCAGCCTTAACTTGCTTGGTATAAGCCATAGCACGAGCTAAAGACTTAGTGTAGCGAGCTGACAAAGAATCGTAGAGGTTGTCTTCGATTGCTTCTTCAGTCAAGCTAAAGCCAAGAGCGATAGTTTCGTGGTTGTAGCGAGCTGTCCATGCTTCTTGAGCATTGTCATAAGCGATGGCTGAGCCTTCGTTTTTGACAGGAGCTGCAGAGAAACCTGACAGTTTTGTTTCTTCTTCAAATGAACGCTCAGAGGTCTCTGTTTCATAGATCTCTTTGTGTTCTTCGCCGTAGCGAGCGTACTCAAGTCCAAACAAGGCATTGAGTCCTGGGAGTAGCTCTTTTAGGAGCTGTGCACGAGAAATAGCCATTTAAGTAGCTCCTTTAGACATAATTCTGGGCCGCAGCCAACAGAATTTGTGGGTTATTCAACTTCACGATTACTTCTGTGAAGGCGTTTGTGCCAGTTGCGGTTTCTGGAACTACTGCTACTACACGAACAGGCAGAGCTGCTGCATTGCCACTACCAATTACTGGAGCAATAACGGATAAACCGGAATTACCTGTAGTAGAAGAGCCGGTACCTTGACGGATAGACAGGTTTGTACCAACAACAGATGAATTTGCTGTAGTTACAGTAGTGTTACCAGAGAAAGTAATAGCAACTTTAAATGCTGCTTGTGAATCGTCAACAACATAAGCTACAGCAGAACTAGCGGCAGCATTACCTGGGTAATACTGAGCTTGTACAGTCTGTTGCTGTGAGTTAACGTACTGAACACCTACAAACACACCATAGGTGAGGTTTGCTGTGTTGTCAGTTGTAGAGTCAACAGTTACAGTTGACTTGATGATATTGCCACCTTTGACCATAACGATGTCGCCGTTGTAGATCGCAGTATTATAAGTACTTGCAATCGGCAGTTGACGTGTAGCCCCAGCATAGGGCATAAAGTCAACACGGTTAATCGCTTCTAGACCATAGGGAGCAGAAATGGTTGGATAAGCCATTTAATTCTCCTAATAAGTTAAAAAGTTAATTGTTACCTTTGCCAAAGCTAGTCGTGGATTTGTTCTCTTTAAAGAGTGGCATCCTTGGGTCGCTTTGACGCATCAAGTTATTGTCTACTGCATCCGTCTGTGATGCGCTTTGCTTGGCGTAATAAGCGTTACGCTGCTCCACGAACTCAGTTGGTGTCTTACACAACAACAAGCCGCCGATCTCAATGTTGTCTTTAAAACGACTTTGAGGATCAACTAACAGTTGAAATTTGGGTTGTTCTTCTATGCGCACTGGCTCCCAACCTTCCCGTAATTTAGCGGAAAGATTGCGTGGATCAGCAGTGTTCAAGTTTGCAACACGTACCCAGCGATATGAATACCCAGCCTCTTTATCAGGCTCAGGAAGTAACTCAGGTTGCGCCCACTGTTGAGGACGTTCAAAAGTTGCTCTAGTATCTACATCACGTTTTATTCTTGCTTCAGCCATTTTGGGCCTCCAATTTAGTTAGTTCACGGGCATACTGCTCTGGGGTTAAACCCAGTTTCTTCGCTAATGCGACTTGGGTTTTACTAATACGAATCTTTTTCGGAGACGTACTTCTGGTTGCCGGAGCGACGACCGTACTAGCTTTAGGCCGATTAACCTTAGCGGGTTCATCAGTCTCTACTTCTTGTTCTCCTTCAAAATTCTCAGGAAAACGTTTTCGCATCGTTTTATCAATGCTTTCGTAGTAATCATCAGATCCAGCCGGGATCCCATTACGTACTAATTTTTCGTGCAATCCAAGCGCCAAGCTGGTCATTTCCTCATCGGATCCGAACCAATCGTTCTGCTTTTGCCATTCAACAGCCTTACGATCGGGCGCATTTACTTGCGGTTGTTGTATTTGTACATCAAATTGTTCTTCTTGAGAAGCTTTTTTAAACTGTGGTTGATAATTTTCTGCTTTATCCATCCGAAACTTCGCATTTGTCATGCGTTCTTGGGCTTCTAATAGCTTATCAGCGTCACCAGATTCATAGGCGGACTTGAAATCTTGCTTTGCCGACTCTAATTCTGACAATGCTGCACTTTTTACAGTGTCAACATACGCAGTTTCGCCGTTATGAAGGCGTTCTTTGAGCATTTTGTTCTCAGCTAACGCTTTTTTAGCTAGGTTAATAGCTTCTTGCTGTTCCCTTTGGGCAGCTTCCTTCTCACGACGCTCTTGATGGTAGACCTTTTTCGCTTCTTTCAAAGCGGTATTCTGATCATTGTTGAATTTCTCTAGATCTTCTTCTTCTAGAGCTTCAACTACCTCTGGATTGACAGCCTTACGGTTGCGATCCTGGGGAGGTACATCATTTTCAATCTCAATCTCGAACTCATCGCCAGATTCAGTCTCAGATTTCTCTTTAACTTCATCAGGAAACTCAAATTCTTCTAATTCCATCTTGTTTTCAGCCATTTATAGCTCCTTAAGCACGAGTAATGCCACGTGGATCCTGTACTACGGCTTCCACAACGTCATCATTGATCATTCTGAACTCACGGCCATGAATTAACAGGCGTGTTCCAGCGTTTGGTCTGACAATTACGAAATCACCCTTTTGACACCATGCACCGTTGGGGAATCTTTTCTCATCTTTATAGCAATCAGGCCCCATTTCGACCACGAATAGTACTGTTGCCAGTTTTTCTTCATAGTTAATGGTTTGGTCTGACTTTAATAGACCGCTGTCATACTCTTCTTCAACTTCTGGAATAGCGCAAAGGATGCGATAGCCTGAAGGAGTAGGGAGTTGTTGTGCTTTTTCTTCTGGAGCCTTATCCAGTAATGCTGATAAATCTACTGCTCGATCTAATGCTAAGTGGTCACTCATCGGAGTTCTCCATATTTTTCTGAAGGTCTAGGGTTATTGCACAGGCGGACTCTAGACCTCGAATTTGTCCGCATGTGTACTTATATTCCTCAAAACTCGTGCAGCTACCTCTTTTTAATGCCTCACTGAGCATTTCAATTCGGTCTCTAGCTTCTTTGAGTACTACATCTAAAGGATCCATTAATTACCTTTCGTTGGTTTCTCCTTGGATATTTGGTTTACAGCCTTGGCAATATCCACACCAAGTTTCGTATGCTCAATTTCATTTTGCATCGTGAGTTGAGTACGATCTTTTTCAAGCTTAGTTGCATTCTGCATTGAAGCAATACGCTCTTGAGAGGCAATTCGTTCCCGTTCAATTTGCATTTGTTCTGCTTTTGCTTGTGCATCAATCTGAACTTTTTGTTGAGATGTTTGTGCTTCTTGCTGCTTGATTTGCAATTCAGCTTGCTGGATCTGTAATATCGGATCTTGAGCTTGCTGTTGTGCTTGTTGCTGTGCAACTTGTGATTGGCTTTGTTGCAACAGTTTTTGCGCTGCAGGTGCGGCCAAACGGGCAATTTGCAATTCGACTTCTTCTGGTACTTCGTAGTCGTCTTCTTCTGAGTAAGGAATTGGAACGCCAATCATTTGCTCCATCTGAAGACGATACTCATAACCAATATGTTCTTGAATGTGAGACATCATTGCACCCAGAATCATTTGCGACTGTGGGTTTTGACCCATCATCTGCATAATTTTTGGGTCTTGCATTGCAGCCATATGAACAGTAATATGGGCTTCATGGTCTTGATAAATAAATGCCTTGAGTGGTTCCATCTTAAATGCAGCCATATTCTCAGAGATTGGATCTCTTGGTTTCTGGTCGTCTGGCATTGGTACTAATTTATTAGCATCCTTTAACCCAAGAACATCTAACATCTGACGATGCAGTAATGGCATGTTGTAAAGCTGAGGTGCAGACTGAGCTAACTGAAGAGCAGCTTGATACTGCATAATCTTCTGACTCATTGTTGCTGCATTTGGATCGCTTACTGGAATGACATCAACATCATCGTAGTCAGACTTCTTAGCAGAGCGGCGTCCTTCGCTTGGCTCATAGCTATAATCTTCAGGAGTGTAGTCAGCGATAATTTTCTTTAATAGCTTGAACTCTTGCTTCATTGAATAATGAATACGTGCTTGTACCGC